ATCGCCGGTAGCAGATGCCGCGCCCTGATCGCCGGTAGCAGATGCCGCGCCCTGATCGCCGGTAGCAGATGCCGCGCCCTGATAGCCGGTAGCAGATGCCGCGCCCCGATAGCCGGTAGCAGATGCCGCGCCCCGATAGCCGGTGGAATGTCCGTTCTTTACCTCATGTGTCTGATTCTTTATCCACTCGACTTGTGCTTTCACAAGCCCCGGAATGCCGATTTCCGCGCCGATCTTTATTTTGCTGGAGGCGACTTTCGTATCATCGTTGCCCCGGTCAAGCGTCCCGCTCTGCTCCACTTTGCAATAGCGGGAAGTTGCGGGAGGGTAGTACCGAAACACGTCCAGCGGAGCCTCGCAGGCGTGAAAACCGCTCTCGCAGGCCTTAACAGGCCCGTCCATTTCGTACTCCTTGCCGATCTCATACTGAAAACCCCGGCATTTCAGATCTTTATCAAAGCCTTTGTAATTCATTCTCGTACCTCCTCAATCGTCACGATTATGTCTTTCTGCCGCCCGAACTGATGAACGCACCGGGCGTAATATTTCCGGCTGTCATCCTGTATGACCCAGCCCTTGAGCGCGTCCACGATCATCTTCCCCATGGCCGCGTGGTTGTCGATATCAAGGCGGTCATTCCATGTGAACGTGATCTCCACCGGGCGCTTGTATGGCATCTTTTGTATCCCCTGCCGGTTCAGTGCGGAGCGGACAAGGTAGTGCCATAAATCCGCGTCCTCCTTCCGCTGTGCCCAATGCTTCCCGGCCCAATACGCATTCAGCCCGTACCGCTTCGCCCAGTCTTTCCGGTGGGGATAGGGTATGGTGATGGTCATTCCAAGCCAGCCTTTCTCATCAGGCGGTCAAGATCATCATTCGTGTGCTCATCCCATACGGTGCCTTTATACGTCTGCGCCTTTCCTCTCTTATCGTCTTTCAGTGCAAACACACCCTGCCAGCCGCGCTGAATGCTCTGATTGATGATTGCCACTTGCATGGCCTCATCCCCCGGCGCAAGTCTTTCCAGCTCTTGGATTGTAAGCTCCCTCGCCTTGTCTGTCAGAGGCTTCTTTATGGCTTTCCGCGCAGCGGCAAATTCATCAAGGGCAATCTCTAACGGCGTTCTGTCGGCGCGGCCAGCGCCTTTATTGGATTCGGATATGGATTCGGATTCGGATTGGATTGGATTGGATTTAGGCCGCGATTCGCCGCGAGTTGCCGCGAGTTGCGGCGATTCGCCGCGAGTTGCCAAAATCTCGCCGTCTTCAGGGCCGGGATACTTTGGTTTAGCGTCCCGGACACGTTGATGTTCGGCCCAGTGTGGGAACTGATAGTAGGGCTTCCCGCCTACCGTGTAGAGGGAAACGCAGCCACCAGCCGCCAACGCATGAAGCGCTTTATCAATGTCCGTCATGGAAACCCGTTCTCGCAACGGGAATACCCGCCCTTTAATGATAGCGGGGCGGGCGTCTCCGCGCCCAGCGTCATCCGCCTGTGTAATCAAGCCAACCCAAAGCCGAAACTCGAAATCAGAAAGTGCCGCTATCCTGTCGCTTGTAAATGTGCTTTCCTTAATGATCCTGTTCGGCATTTGTACCTTCTTTCAGCTTCCATATCCGGCACAGCTCGGACGTGAGCGGTATGCCATGGATATGGTATTTTTCTTCAAAAGTCTTCTGCCCTGTTCGGTGCGCCTCCTCGTGATATTTCCGCAACAGCGGCATAGCCCGAAGCCCGATATGCGGTATCTCGTGCCGATCCCGGCCTATGCCTATGTGATCGACGTGGTGCAGCTCCGCGCCCTCCTGCCGGGTGATGCAGCAGACCTTGTACTTCAAGCACCAGAAGATGTAACGGTCAATGTCCGGGGCAAAATCCATGAGATTGTCCATGGTCGGTACCCGCCACTCTACGCAGAACTGAATGAGGGTATCTATCAGCTCATTAGCCTCCGTCATGGAGCAATCCCGCAGCGAGAACCAGCAGCCGCCAGTCCTCGCCAGCGTTTCCGCTTTGAAATAGTCCTTCAAGAACTCCGTTTCATGCCCAGTGTAATAACTCACGTCCCGCAGGAGGGCGTATATGAAGCGCCGCTGCCGGGCGGTGAGTGTACGGCCATCGTCAAGAATAACCGTACAACTCTCCACCTGACGGGAGCTTAGGAACTCGCCGTCCGTAAACGGGGCTTGTATCCAGAGCGTTTGACCGTCAAACCTCCGCAGCGTCCCCGTGATGTTCATTTAATCCCACGGAAGCTTCTCGTTGTCGCCCAGATTGGCAAAACCGGAAGCCGGGGCATACGACGTGGGGGCGGCAAAATAGCTCGGCGCCGATTCCGGCAGCAACTTCGGCAGCGGCATTTCCTGTTCCTCAATGGCATCCGCCGCAAAGAAGCGATAGGCTTTCACGCTGGTACGCTTCTCGTTGTTCTGGTTGATCCACTCCTCCTCCCGGAAGGACACGCCAACGCGCTTGTCCCGGAAGCAATTGCAGAAGTTATCTCCCCAGACCGCGTTTGGGTCAAAGCCGGGATTCGATGCGGCCACCGCGCTGATGAATGTTTTCAGCCCCCGGTTGCAGTTGCCGTTCTTGTCCTGCGTAAGCTGGTTCACGATGCAGGGCCACTTCTTCTCCTCGCGGGTATCATCCCGGTAAAGCTCCTGAAAGAACCCGGCATACTCGCCCTCGGCAATATCCAGATAGATTTTCAGCATTTCCTTGTTGGTCTTGGAAATGGCCTCTTCTACCATGACGACCTTACCGATATAGTTTCCTGCGGGCAGGGTCTCATAGGAGCCATATTCCTTCGTGGCATCATAGTTGTTGGGCTTAAGCATTCTCTTTCTCCTCCATTCCGTAATAAGCGCGGATCGTCTCGTCCACTGCTTTCAAATCGTTGTCGATCTCTGCCGGGAACATCTGCATCGGGCTTTTCGCCGTGGTATACCCATCACTCTGCGTCTCGAACCAGTGCCGGTTGCCGTCCGTGCGGCACAGAAGCACGATAGAGAACAGGCCCTCAAGCGTAAGCTGATTGTCCAGCATCTTCCCCAGCGTCTTTGCCTTGATCTTCCCGGTGTCCAGCGTCTCGGTGTGATGCAGGAAATATACAATGGTATCCTGCGGCGTCTGCTGGATGATGTACTTAATCAGGTGATAGAAATTCAGGGCCATGTCCGTGAATTTCCCATAGCCGGTCTCTTTGGCCCGGTCGAACTGCTCAAAGGCCATGAGATACTGACTGTCATCAATGGCATAGGACTTGAACTTTTTCTCACCAATCGCTGTCACGATCTCATTGTAGCGTGCATTATTGATCGTCGGGAGCTTGGCCCGGAAGGGCAGCGGCTTGCTGGCCACATTCAACACGCCGATCTCGTCCGGCTGAAAGTTGCGCAGGGCGGCGGATTTCCCAGAACCGCTCTCGCCCATTACCAACACGGGGATTCCCATTATTCATCTGCCTCCTCATACATATCTTCCCGGCCCAGATGCTTCCAGGCCAGATCATTCCACGCTTCCGCTTCCTCGCGCTCGGATTCCTGCGCCAGCTCGGTGTATGCCTTATCCAGGCTGTACTCCGCCCAGCTTTTCCCGTTGCGCCGCCGCATGGTGGTGACGATGGGCCAGCCATGCGCTTTCAGATCCCAGATGCGCGCGCCCAACCGCCAGATGTTCAGCTCAAGCGCCGCCTGCCGGGGGGTGATGGAGCCGTGTTTGCTGATGTACTCCAGCACCATTTGTTCCTGCGACTTCTTCCCGCGGCCGGCAAGGATGGCGGAGAGCTCCGGGGTGCGCATGATACCGTACTTCTCCGGGTTGTTCGCGTAGCAGTCCGCGGCCTTGTTATAGCCGGGGAACAGCTCACGGCCCGCCTCGATCCGCTGCCGGGTCCGCTCCCCTGCGGCGGCGCGCTCCTCATTCGTCATGGAACACCTCCACCTTCACGCTCTCCGGCTCCGGCTCCTCGGTGGTCTCCATCCGGCCCTTGATGCCAAGCTGGGCGAATGTGGTCATCAATGCGGCGATCTGGTAGGCCGTCAGGTGCTCGGCGGTGACAAGACCCCACGCGGGCTCGTCCTGGTGGAACACAACTTTGAAAAACATATTGACTTTTCCTCCTTTTTTCGTTATTTTGGAGGCAGAGAGGCAGACGACACACATCTACATCTCGTACCTCGCCCCGTTCCTGAGCCACCAGGGACGGGGCAACCTCATTTTCTGAGGCGCTTTTTCGTCTTCTCGATCATGTCCAGATGGGCCTGTATGCGGTCATGATCCCGGCGGCGCTGTGCGTTCTGCGCGTCACGGTCGGCGCGATAGGCTTTGTAGCGGTCGCAGTCGGCATGACAGCCGAGATTGTGGTCCGGGCATTGGTAGCAGGGGGCGGTCATGCCTGCTTCTTTCGCGGCGTTCTGTTGCCCTTGCGTCTGATGTTTTCCAGGTAAACACGCTCGCCGATGTCAGGATCGTAAGCGGGGCGGTAGGTGTTAGGGTAGAAATCCCCAGTCGCACCGCGGCGAAGCTCGGCATAAATCGTCTCTGCAGCAAACCGGAGCTCATAGGAGATTTCCCGGACAGAATGCCCGGCGCGCCACATTTCGGATATACGGTCCCGATTCGCTCTTGAAAGCTCTCTCACTGTTTCACCTCCTAAAAAAAGATGCCGTAAAAGGCGTAAGCCTCTTATGACATCAATTATGCACATTCGCATGTGAAAAGTCAAGAGTTTGATGTCATAAAATCTAAATTATTTTTTTGTGCACTATTCCAAGGGCGGCGGATCAAGACCGAGGGCGGCTAATTCCAGGGCAAAAAGCGCATCGGAAGATCGGCCGCCCAGCTTTTTTCGTGGGTAGCCGTTCATCCACCGTTCGATCTGCCGAACTTCTGTTTTCGTCAAATGGGTAAAATCGGTTCCTTTCGGCAGCCAGCGGCGAATCAGTCTGTTTTGGTTTTCATTACTGCCGCGCTCGCTGGAGCAATAGGGATGGCAATAGTATAAATGCGTCCGCGGGCCTTGGTCAATACAGCTTTGTTGTATGCCGACGTGGTCGGAGAACTCAACGCCGTTATCAACGGTAATCGTCTGGAATACACTGCGGAAATACCGGGAGCCGCAGCGGCGCTCCAGCTCATCAAGGGCATTTACTACGCTTTCCGTCTTTCCGTTCTCCAATAGGAAAATAATCTCCTGCCGGGTTTTTCTCTCTGTCATGACAAGCAGGCGCTTCCTTGTTTTCTGTTTGCCTATGACACTGTCCATTTCCCAGTGCCCGAACTCCTTCCGCGTGACGATTGCCGCCGGGCGCTCCTCGATGCTGTCCCCGCGGGAAGCCCGCGCCGCTCTTTTGACCGGCTTGTAGTTTTGCCGCCGCCGGCCTTTGACAGGAAGATCTTTGTTGCTTATACGATAGAAAACGCCCTTGTCTATGTAGGAGTACAGCGTCCAGCGGGAAATGGTGGTGGTAAACTGCCCGGCCTCAATGCTCATAAGCGCTGCCGCCGGGGACATCTTTTCGTCCACGATCTTTTTCTCAAGATACCGGGCCAAAGCGTGATCATGAGCGATTTTTAATTCCGGGCCCTTGGCTCGCATATTCTCTTCATACTCCCTTTGCGCCACGTCCGCACAATAAACAAGATTTTCCCGGAGCTCTGTATCCCGCTGGATGCAGAGCCCCCGTTTTTTCTCGCGGAAAATAGTGCGGATGCTGACATGCACAGCATCCGCAATCGCCTGGTTGGTGTAGCCTTCTTTTAACATCCGTTCTATCTTCAAGCGTTGATTCCACGTCAGACAGGTCCATTTTCTTTCTTTCGGTCTATTCACTGTATCCCTCTCCTAATAAATAGTAATCGAACTATAGCAGACAATAAATCTATGAGCAATCTTTTGTTGCAATTTCTCCCAAAAGCATTTATTATAATTATATGGTGACGAAGGGGGGGGGAACCATGAAAAGGGTGCTTGCGCTGCTGCTGGCGGTGATGTTTCTTCTTGCGGGGTGTAATACCAAAGCACCGGAGCCGACACCGGAAACAGCGGAGGAGCGATTAGAGGACGGCGGTATCCTCCTGCGCAATGTTGATTCCTCCGCCCTGTCTCGCGTGGGCTATGACAAGCGGGAGCATGTGCTTGTGGCAGAGTTCAAAGACAGCGGCGCGATTTATGCCTATTATGACGTGCCGGAGAGCGTCTACAATGCCCTCCTGGACGCGGACAGCATCGGGAATTATTTCTATTACAACGTGAGGACTTCATACACGTATGAGCGTTTGAATTGATGAGGAGGGGCGAGGTATGAATTTTATTATAGCTGTTTTAGTCTGGGGCATTGCATTTACCATCGGCACGTTTGGCTTTGCGCAGATAATCGGAAGTTTGCAGAATCTTAAAACGCGGCCTCCGCTGGCGTCCTTTTTGACAATCGCAATATGGATTGCCATCCTTGCCGCGTCCTATTTCCTCATGAAGTGGCTTGTTCCAAAGGAGGCAACCGTTTATTATATTGCAATGGGCCTCTCCTTTGTCGTTATACTGTCAAAGGGGAAGATTCAGTAATAGCAGGAGAAGCACAATTAACAGCCGCCGGAGGAAATCCCCCGGCGGCGTTGCTTTATCGTTCCCATGGCATTTTTTCTATGACCAGCTCGGCGTTGATGCCGGGCCGCTCCTTTCGGAGGGCGTCAAAGCGTTTCAGGGCTGCGCGTCTCTCCTTCCCCGGCCATGTCTCCCGGTGCTCCTGCCGGGTGCGCCCGTCCTCGAATGTCCGGGTGATAGTCAACTCGTACACGATTCCCCCGGCGCGGGGGTAGCGCTTCAATCGCAAAGTGTCGCTATAGGCCATGGTCTCCAGTTCCCCATAACGGGCGGCGAGCTGCTGCCGGTAGTCCTTGAGATCCTCAATCAAGGCGGAGCACTCCGCTATTACCCTTTCGGCGTTCTTGTCCTGGTAGGCGATCCGGTCCGGCTCGGTGAGGGTGTCCGGGCGGGAGAAGTAACCATAAAGGCGAATTTCCGCGGTGTCGGTGGGGCTGCCGTATCTCTCAAAGCTCAGCATGGTCTTTTCCTTTCTGCCCTCGTGACCTCCGGGGCGGGCGTTTTTTTATAACACCTCGACCATATCAAAGTGGGGGTAATAAACTATTTCTTTTACGCCGTCTTTCGTATCATAGCGAACTTTTGTGCCATCATAACCGTGCTTTTTTATGCTGATTACGGTCAACCACCCGTATTCGTGCCCGTTTACTTTATCTCCGGGCTTCAACTCTTTGGCGCGTTTCATACATATCTCCTTTCTGCCCTCGTTCCTCCGGGGCGGGAAGTAGTTTATTCGGCCTCGGCCCACATGATACGGAGCCAGATAATAAAGGCAATCAGTCTGCGCATGGCGTCCTCCTATGCCACGATAAAGCGGCGGGTGGTGGTCTGGCGGGTGAATTGCGCGGCCAAGTCCGGCAGGGCCTTTTTCAACGCGGCGGTGTCGATTCTGGAGGATGTTACGCTCTTCCAGGTGATCTTATACTCCCCGGCGCGGAGCTCCTCAGAATCGCCCATAGCAGCCTTGAGCGCGTCCTTGATGGTCTCGGCTTCCTGCTGGGCTTCCTCAATGAGGGCCAGCAACTCCCGCAATTCGCGGGCCTTGGTGATGATCTCGGCGGTGGTCATGGTGTCAGCTCCTTTCTGCTCTGTATTCGGGGGACGGCTTACGCCGTCGCCCCGATGCGCTCGTACGCGCTTTCTTCTCCGGCTGCGGTGAATACCTGGGAGCCGTACTTACTGCGGATCTCGCCGATCGTGGCGGTGCCACGGTGCCAGGGGCGGGCGCTCTCGGCGTGACGCCAGTACCACATCTTCTTGTTATTGCTCCACCGGCAGCCGGCCTCTTTCAGCTCCGCCTTGTGGCTGTAGGTGTCGCCGCTGATCCAGAGCCAGGAGCCGCAGAGCTCCACCGTGATGCCGTCAATCTTGAGCAGGGTCTCGATGATCCGGCGGAACTCCTCCGGGGTCTCCGTGGTCTGGTGCTGCTCGTCGTGGCTGGCGTTGTGCTGGCGCTTGAGAATCTCGAAAAGCTCGTCATGCTCGGCGTTGATCGCCTTCATGGTCTCGGTGTCTCCGCCCCGGTCCGGGTGGTGCTTCATGGCCAAACGGCGGTAGGCGGCTTTCAGCTCGTCCAGGGTGTGAATGTTGGTGAAGTATTTCATGGTGTGCGGCTCCTTTCGGTTTTGTTTGATGGGGTGGGGCCGTTTAAGGCGTGGCCCCTCCAGGCCGCCGGGGTGGTCAGTGCTCGATCTTTACGACTTCGGCGTCCGCGCTGTAATAGTCGTTGTAGGCTTTCCGGAACATGTTAGCCAAGTGGAAGGACGGGAACCGCCCCGCGATATACTGGATTTGTTCCTTCATGGTGTCGTCCCATTTCGTGGCGATTACGCAATAAGTCATTTTCATTTTCTCCTTTCGTTATTGTGAAAGGCGGTGGCCCGAAGGTCAGGAGGGCTTGACATCTTAACTAATCCGGTTTACAATGATCTTGGAAGTGGTTAGCTCCGGTTTTGGCTTCGGTCTTGCCGGGGCTTTCCTTTTTGTCGACCGTTTGATCTCGATTGTCACGCTTATTTTCATCGGGCACCGCCTTTCGCGTCCTCGCTGCTCTGTCTCACTGCGGCGGCTTTCGCTGTCTGCTGGGTTTTGCTGTGCCCTCCTGACGCTTTGAATGATAGCATGATTGCGCAATCATGTCAAGGCGGGAGAATAAACAAAATGCGCAATCATGCTTTGGCTATTTTGCATAATTGCGCAATCATATAGAATATGATAGGATAATCCCGGAGGTGATACCATGGGAGGCAAGACAAGCGCCGCGGTGCATAATAGGTATATACAGAAAGCATACGACAGGATCAACTTCACGGTGCCCAAGGGGGAGAAAGAGAAGATAAAGACCAGAGCGGACAGCTTAGGGGAAAGCGTAAACGGGTATATCCTGCGGCTGATCCGGGAAGACATGGAAAAGGAGAAACAATGCATATAATTTGGTTGGCTCCACTTGGTGCAGCTTGGCTTGTTCTGCTGAGTTTATGTGCATCCATTGCTCCCAAATGGTGGCGCGGGTTGCCGATAAAAAAGCAGGCTATTCTTATGGGGATTGGCTGTGGACTTGTGGCCATCGGCGTCGTTGGTGGCTTATTGTTTCTTTAGGTGGGACGCTTGGGCGCAAAATAAAGAGAAAGAGAGCACTCTACAACAGAGGCTCTCTTTTTTTACCCTCTATGATTACAAATAGTAATTGACAAGGCCCTTTTTTGTGGTATAATGATTACAGATAGGAATATCTTGCGAATCTCCGGGAATCTGGCGCGAACCGGAGCGGAGGCACAAGGGCCGGGGGCAAATCATAAAGAGAGGAGGCCGGGACAATGCCTATAAAAAGGAAGATTGATGATCCTGTAAAGTTCCAAGAATACATCAATGACTTTATCTCCCTTTGTGAAGAAAAACACGTTTTTCCAAGTGATTACGAGCTTGCCAAGTATATAGGCTGTTCCTGCCGCACCATCGAACGCTACCGCAAAGGCGAAGGCTCATACAGTAAATATAGTCCGGCCTTTGTCACGCTCAAAAAATATGCCGAAAAAGTGCTGATAGATCAAGGGGTTGGGGCTCGCAACGCCGCTTTCCAGATGTTCCTTTTGAAACAAGAAAAGTATGGCGGATATACCGACCAACAGCAGATCAAGCAGGATTCTACCATTAAAATACAGGTCGCGGGAGTGGGCGGCGAAGAGGCTTTTAAGTGACGCCCTTCCCCGCCCTTCAATACTTATAGGATGCGTAAAACCCGGGGAAATACAAAGCGTAATCGCAAAACTGTATTTTCAGGCGTTTTTATTGCACAAAATTGTCATTTTGTTTAATTCTCCGGGGTAAGTGATTACAGGATGTAGTGTATGGCAATTAGCCCCCTGGGCTGGAGGCGATGACTGCCGGCGCGCTCCCTGCATGAGTGGGGTGCGGGGCCGGGCGAAGGTGGGGGCGCCGGAAGATGACCGCGCGCCGGCTGCCGGGCCAGGCACCGGGCAAGCATCGACCGATCCGATGGGGGTAGCGGAAAAACGGCGGGGCCTCGCTATAACACGTATATATGGATTACACAGACACTTGAGAAGCCCTCCTGGGGGGCGGAAAAGTGGGTGGGGGGTGTTCAGGAAACTGGACGCGAAAATTATAATAAGCCCTAAAAAGGGCGAGGTGCGGTGTCCTGTGCATGACCGGATACTGTGCAAGGTGGTCCCTGAAGGGATCGAGTTATGGTGCAAGGAGAAGCACCCGGTAATTTTAACATGGGAACAGATTGAGAGCCTGAGAGCCGTTTGAAAGGACGGCTCTTTTTCTATGCGCAGAGTGGCGGACAAGCCGGCGGTGATCGACTGGAACCCCGGCGAAGCGAACCCGAAGCAGCTTTTATTCTTCCAAAGCCGGACGCTCTACACGGCATACGGCGGCGCGAAGGGCGGCGGGAAGACGTGGGCGGTACGGGTGAAGGCGGTGGGGGGCGCGCTGACGAATCCGGGGATACGGATTTTGATCATGCGGAAGACGTACCCGGAATTGGAGGAGAACCATATACGGCCGATATTGGCTCTGGTGCCTGCGGAAGCTGCGACGTACAACGGGACATCTCACTTGATGACGTTCTTCAACGGCTCGACGATCAAGTTCGGGCACTGGGCGGACGAGGCGAGCGAGAGAGAGTACCAGGGCCTGGAGTATGACTGGATCTTCATAGACGAGGCGACGCAGTTCTCGGAGCGGAGCTTCAACTATCTGGGCGGGTGCCTGCGGGGCACCTCGAAATACCCGAAGCGGATGTACCTGACGTGCAACCCCGGCGGAGTGGGACACCGATGGGTAAAGAGACTGTTCATAGACAGGCAATACAAGCTGGACGGCGACCCGGAGGAACGGGAGAATCCGGAGGACTACACGTTCATCCCGGCGACGGTGGAGGACAACACGGCGCTTTTGGAGAGTTCGCCGGGGTATCTGCGGATGCTGGCACAGATGCCGGAGGACTTGAAGAAGGCATACAGGTATGGCGACTGGGACGCGATCGGCGGGAACTACTTCCCGGAGTTTTCGGTAAAGACTCACGTACGGAAGAGCTTTGAGATCCCGAAGAACTGGGTACGGTACCGGAGCTTTGACTACGGCCTGGACATGCTGGCCGTTTACTGGTGGGCGGTGGACCAGGACGGGAGGAGCTGGTGCTACCGGGAGTTCTGCCAGAAGGGTCTCATTGTGCAGGAGGCGGCGCAGAAGATCAAGGACCTGACGCACGAGCCCATTGCGGCGACCTACGCGCCCCCGGACATGTGGAACCGGCAGAAGGACACGGGAAGGTCCATGGCGGAGATCTACATGTCCTGCGGGATAGGTCTGGTACGGGCGAGCAACAACCGGGTGCAGGGCCACATGCTGATGAAGGAAGCGCTGGCTCTGAAGAAGGTGACGGACCCCCACGTGAAGGAGCTGTTTCCGGGGGCAATGAGCTTGCCGGGGATGATGTTCTTTGAGAACTGCAGGAACATCATCAACGATATCCGGGATATCCAGCACGACGACAACGACCCCAACGACTGCGCCAAGGAGCCGCATGATATTACGCACACGGTGGACGGGGTGCGGTATTACTGCATTTCCCGGACATTGCGCGCGGAGCCGGAAAACGACGAGGAATACGAAGATCCATACACGGAATACATGACAGGCGGAGAGATAACGGAGGGATATCTGGCATGCTGAGACAGAGAGTGAAGGCGCTGGAGCTGGAGGTGGAAGCTCTGAAGAAGACGCTGTACGACATTCAGTTCGGGATGAAGGAGCACGACGACGAGTTTGAGAAGTTCCTGAACGGCATGTCCAACATGATGAACTATTCGTATGCCGCAGCTCTGGAGGCGGAAAAGCATGAGTAATGAGAGGAGACCGGATACCCGGTCGCTGGACACGCTGAACGGGAAGCAGAAGGAGCTCGACCCTGAATACGGCTGGAAACTGTATCAGAAGGGTCTGGACTATGACCGGACGCTGAACCTGTTCGACACGGTGAAGGTGAACGAGAACTTCTTCATCGGCAAGCAGTGGGAGGGCGTGGTTTCCAACGGCCTCCCCACGCCCGTGTTCAATGTGCTGAAGAGGACCTGCTCCTTTATCGTGGCGAGCATCACCAGCGACAATCTCAAGGTGAGCGCGACCCCCCTGGCGGCCACGGCCAACACGAAAGCCCTCATTGAGCCGGCGAGGATCGTGAATGAGGAGCTGGACGCCCTGACGGAGCGCAACCGCATCCCCGCTCTGGTGGGCGAGTATGCGCGGAATGCGGCCGTGGACGGGGACGGGTGCCTGTATACCTACTGGGATGACGAGGAGGAGACGGGGCAGGACGCCAAGGGCGGCATCAAGACGGAAGTGGTGGAGAACACCAGGGTATATTTCGGGAACCCGTCGGACAGGCATGTGCAGAGCCAGCCCTGGATCATCATATCGAAGCGGGCTTTGCGAGGCGAGGTCATCCTCAAGGCCAAAGAGAACAATAACGCGGACTGGGAGAACATCCAGGTGAACGACGACCCCACGCAGCCGGACTACGTGAAGCACACGGACGACAAGGTGGACCTGTGCCTCCTCTTTTGGAGAGACAGGGAGACGAAGGAGATCTGGTGCTATGAGTTCACGGAGAACTGTACGGTCCGGAAGCCGTGGAGCCTGGGGATCAAGCTGTATCCCCTGGTCTGGCTGAACTGGGACTATATCACGGACTCCTACCACGGGCAGGCCATGATCACGGGGCTGATCCCAAACCAGATCTTCATCAACAAGGCCTGGGCGGCGAGCATGCTGAGTCTGCTGGCCATGGCGTATCCCAAGATCATCTATGACAAGACCCGCATCCGGAAGTGGGACAACCGCGTGGGGGCCGCTATCGGGACGGCGGGGGATATCAACAACGCGGCGAAGGTGCTGGAGGGCGGGAACTTCTCCCCCCAGATCGGGCAGTTCCTGACCCTGGCCAAGACCGAGACGGAGAGCACCCTGGGCGCTACCAGCGTAGCCATGGGCGAGACGAGGCCGGACAACACCAGCGCCATCATCGCCCTGCAAAGGGCCGCCGCCACACCTTCCGAGCGGACGAAGCAGAACATCTACGCCAGCATCGAAGAGCTGTACAGGATCTATGTGGCGTTCATGGCGGAGTACTACGGGAAGCGGACCGTGGACATGGAGCCCCCGGAGGAGATCAAGGCGCAGTACGCCTTTGCCCAGCAGGAAGCGCCGGGCGAGGTCCCTGCCAAGTTCGACTTCAAGACGCTGAAGGACATGCCTATGACGCTGAAGCTGGATGTGGGCGCGAGCTCGTATTATTCCGAGGTGGCCAGCATCCAGACGCTGAGTAATTTGCTCCAGCAGGGCGCGATCGACGTCGTGCAGTTCCTGGAGCGTGTCCCGGATGGGTACGTGCCGGGGAGACGCGAGCTGATCAATGAGCTGAAACAGAGGCAGCAGATGCAGGCACAGCAGGCGGCGCCTGTACAGGAAGCAGAACCGGAGATTCCCACCGGCGGCGGGTATTCCAGACTGCAGAGAGTGATCAATGAGACCGGCACCACGGAAGGGGTGGTGTAAATGTGGACCACGGACGCCCTGGCCCTGCTCATCAACAAGGTAAAAGCCGCCGTCCCCACCAAAGTCTCGGACCTTGTCAACGACGCGGGGTTTATCACGGCCTCCGGCGCACCGGTGCAGAGCGTGAACGGGCAGACGGGGGACGTGACGGCCTTGCCTTTGCAGCCCGCCATCGACACCATCCGTTTGTCTGGCGGCGTTAGCCCCTTTGGGTCTGGGTATGCGACATCCACAACCAATGTGCGAGTGTTTATACCGCTTCCCAATAATGCAAACGGCGCGTCGGTCACATATACCGGCACAATCACGCTGGCCTCCACAAGCGGGACGCTGCAAATCTCAGCGATGAGCGTTTATCAAATCTACAGGAACGGCGTGTGGCTGGCGATTACAACGTCAGGCGTGACCAGCGGTACACCGGTCGTGCTTAAGGGGGCGGCGGGTTCGTCACTTATTATCAGGTGGTCGTAAGGAGGAACAGACATGTACATCGTAGTGGAAATCCAGACCAATGCGGACGGGACGGTGGGGAACCTTGTGTTCGCCTACGCGGAGAAGAACGAGGCGTATTCCAAGTACCACAGCATCCTCGCGGCAGCGGCAATCTCCGCCCTGCCGAAGCACGCGGCGGTGATCTTGCAGAACGACGGGCTGCCGCTGGAGTTCCGGTGCTTTGAGCACGGAGGCAGAGAATGACAGAAGAGAGCATCGACCGCCTGGAGAAACGTGTCTCCCATCTGGAAACAAGGATGGCCGAAAAAGACACCCAGTTCGCCGTAATCAACACAAAGCTCTCCGCGATTTTGTGGGGTGTGGGCGTGATCGGCACCGCCCTTGTGGGCGTGCTCATCAAAATGCTTTTTGGAGGTGTATGAAATGAAATCCTTTTGGAAAGCGGCCCTCATCCGGGCCATTCGTACTGTGTGCCAGACGGCTGTAGCCACCATCGGCACCACCGCTGTACTGGAGGAAGTCAACTGGCTTCTTGTGGCCTCTTCCTCTGTGCTGGCGGGCATCCTCTCCATCCTGAACAGCATTGCCACCGGCCTCCCCGAAGTCGATGACCATTCCTGAAAAGGCCGTTGCGTGGGCCGTTGAAACGGCGCAGGACGACGCCCACGGCTATGACCAGTCCTCCCGTTGGGGGCCGGATTATGATTGCTCCTCGTTCGTCATAACCGCCTACCAGAAAGCCGGGCTCCCTGTCCGGGATAACGGCGCGGCCTACACCGGGAACATGCGGGAAGCGTTCAAAAAGTGCGGATTCCGGGAGGTGGTCGGGTCGCTCAAGGCCGGGGATGTGCTGCTGAACGAGAAGAACCATGCCGCCCTGTATATCGGTGACGGAAAGATCGCGCAGGCTTCCCACAACGAAAAGGGCGGCATCACCGGGGGCCAGACCGGCGACCAGACGGGGCAGGAAATCAGTATCCGCAGCTACTACGATTATCCGTGGGATTGCGTGCTCCGGTATGGCGACGAGAAAAGCTCGGATACTGCGGTGACCCTGCCCATGGTACAGCGGGGCGATGTGTCCGGGGCCGTGCTGAGCGTACAGACGCTTTTGATCCACAAATGGCAAATCTCCTGCGGGATCGACGGCGCGGACGGGGACTTCGGACAGAACACAGAGAGCGCCGTCAAGGCGTTCCAGCGGCACTATGGGCTTGATTCAGATGGAATTGTCGGGCCGCTGACCTGGAATAAGCTGATCAACTGAACAGAAACCTCACGAGAGAGCCGATGAGCCGAGGAAGGGCAAGACCTTCTTCGGCTCTTTTGCTTTATGTGGCCGGACACCAACGGCCAAAAATTCAATGCCGGGACACCAACGGCAGAAAGGAAACACCATGGACGAAACCACCAACACGACCGAAGAGATCATGACCGACGATGACTGGGATTTCAACGATCCGGACACCACGGACGGGGAAGCCCAGACGGAGGAGGCCGAGACGGAGGCCGGAGAGGCCGAAGAGGAAATGACCGGGACCGGGGAGACGCAGGAGGAACAGCCCGCCGAGACACCAGCGGCGGAGGAGGCCCCCGCGCAGGAAGCCTTTGAACTGACGTTTCTGGGAAACAAGCGCAGCGTCAGCCGGGACGAGGTCATCACGCTGGCCCAGAAGGGCATGAACTACGACCACGCCGTCTCTCAGGCGCAGGAGAAGATCAAGGAATACGAGGACTTCTTCAAGGAGCTGAGTCCCAACGAGAAGATCGAGGACGTGATGGACGGCGTTCTTGCCCGGCTCAGGGCCCAGAAGGAAGGACTGGACGAGGGCGTGGCGTTGCAGCGCGTGAAGCTGGACAGGGAGCGAAAGGCCCTGGAACGGCAGCAGAGCTCCGTCACGCAGGCCAAAGCCCAGGACGAGGCCCGGCAGGCGTCCTTCCGCCGCTTTGCCGAGGAGCACCCGGACGTGGATGTGAAGGCCATCCCCAAGGAGATCTGGGCGAAGGTCGCCCAGGGCGGGGATCTGTCCGCCCTCTATACCCAGCACGAGAACCGGCAGCTCAAGCAGGAACTGAAGACCTTGCAGGACAAGGTGTCTGCCATGGAGCAGAACAACAAGAACAAATCACGGTCCACCGGCAGCGTCACCACCGCAGGCAAAGCCGCGGAGAAGGACGATTTCGACGCCGAGTGGGACGACGGCTGAATAACACATTAAAGGAGAAATGAACTATGGCTATCAATCTCGCTGAAAAAGCCTCCGCCAAGGTGGTGGAGCGCTTCACCCGCAAATCCGTCACTGAGGGCCTGGCCACCGCGAAATACTCGTGGACCGGCGTGGATACCGTGAAGGTATATACTACGGACCTCCTGACCCTGAACGACTATGACCGCACCGAAACCAGCGGCCCGCGCTTCGGTACGCTGGAAGAGGTGGGCGATACCGTCCAGACCATGAAGGTGGAGGACGACAAGTCCTTCAACGGCTCCATCGACAAGGGCAACAACACCTCCCAGCTGCAGGTCAAGGCGGCCTCCCGCATCCTCAGGGAGAACACGGATAACGTGATCATCCCCTATGTGGACAAGTACCGCCTGGACAAGTGGGCGACGGCTGCCGGCATCAAGGAGTATTCCGCCTCCATCACCAAGAGCACCGCGATGGATGTGATCATGACCTCCGGCGCCGGCATGAGCAACTACAACGTGCCCCACAGCGGCCGCGTGATGTACATCGGGGAGACCGAGGCAATCAAGATCAAGCTGGCCGACCAGGTGGTGGGCGTGGACAAGCTGGCCGAGCGCAGCATTGTCAACGGCACCATCGGCGCCATTGACGGGATGCAGGTGCGCATCGTTCCTGACAACTACATGCCCACCAATGTGCTTTACATGATCGTGACCAAGGGCACTGTGGTGGCGCCCAAGAAGATCGAGACCTACCGCATCCTGGAAGAGCATCCGGATATCGACGGGCATGTGGTGCAGTGCCGGTTCCTGCATGACGCCTTTGTGCTGACCACGCTGAACAAGGGCGTGCTGGCGGCCTACTCCACCGCGGCGCCGTCCGTGTAAGAAGCGCGGGGAGGGGGCACTTCCCCTCCCCTTTTCAGGAGGAGATCATGACCGGGAAAGAGATTTTTGACAGAGCCATGCACCTGATGGCCGAGAGCGACGACAGCACCGGCGCCACCGTGACCGCGGACACCCGGGAGTACGAAGTGAAGAGCGTGGGCATCCTGAACGTGCTCATCAACGAGTGCTACCCCTACTCCGACACCTTTGAGGCGGCGGAAGGAAAGCGCGGCGTGTTGGACGCGATCAACAGTCTGGCCGACGACATAGGCATGGACGACTTCATTTGCGGCTCTGTTCTCCCATACGGGCTGGCCGCGGAACTGCTGAAGCTGGAGGATGCGGCCATTGCCAACTACCTGTATCAGCGGTATCGGGAAATGCTGGAGCAGGCGAAGTCTTCCATCCCCGCGGGCTCCGAGAGCATCACGGATGTGTACGGCATCGGCTGGGAATATAACGAATTCTCGCGGTGGTGAGTTATGGCGACGATTACGGGAAGCACCGATGAAAAGGTATTCAAGATCAGCCGCTGGCTGGGCTTGAACGAGAGCCCGGACGGGGACACCAAACTGAAGCTGGGGGAAGCCTCCGTCATGCGGAACTGGCGCGTGACCAGGGACGGCAATTTGCAGAAGCGGCCCGGCGCGCTGCGTATGGCCGAGCTGGGGACAACGCCGGTACGGGGTATGTGGAGCGGCGTGGTGAACGGCACCAAGGTCCTTGTGGCCGCCTGTGATTCCAGACTGTGGAAGCTCTGGGACGGCGACTGGCTGGACCCGCCCGTGAGCATCGGCAGCATCTCCACCGCGGCGCAGGTGAACTTCTTCGGTTATGACGGGAAGCTCTATATCCTGGACGGCACGGAGTACCGGGTATGGGACGGCACGACCCTATCCGCTGTGACGGGATATATCCCCACGGTGGTGACGGCCTGCCCGCCTGCCGGCGGCGGCATCACCTATGAGCAGGTGAACAAGCTCTCCGCCTACCGGAAGGTGCGCTTTTCCCCAGACGGGACGAGCACAGTCTTCCAGCTCCCGGAGAAGAACCTGGCGGGGATAGACAGCGTCACCAATCTCTCCACTGGCTCCGCCATGACCGGCTGGTCCGGGAACACCACCAACGGCACCGTGACCTTTTCCCCCGCCCCGGCGGAGGGGAACAGCACGGTGGAGGTGAGATACCACGTATCCTCGTCCTTCCGCTCCCAGGTGACGGGAATGCGCTACGCCGAGACCTTCAACGGCGCCAACGACAACCGTCTGTTTCTCTACGGCGACGGGAGCAACCAGGCCTTCTACTCCGGGCTGGACGAGGACGGGAAGTCCAGGGCGGACTATTTCCCCGACCTGAACGTGCTGGATGTGGGAGAGGCCAACACCCCCATCACAGCCATGGTGAGGCAGTATTCCACGCTGGCCGTGTTCAAGACCAACGCCGCCTACTTCGTACAGTACGGCACGCTGGCCCTGGAGGACGGGAGCGTGACGGCGTCCTTCTACACCACGCCGCTGAACCGGGACATCGGGAACGCGGCGCCCGGGCAGGTCCGGCTGGTACTGAACTCCCCCGTCACCCTCCACGGAAACGACGCCTACGAGTGGCGATCCACCACCGTACAGGACGAGCGGAACGTGAAGCGCATCTCCGACCGGGTGGCGGCCTCTCTTGCCTCCTTTACCCTCTCGGACTGTATTTGCTGGGACGACAACGACGCGCAGGAGTATTACATCTGCCATCATGGCGCGGCGCTGGTGTGGAACTACGCCGTGGACGCCTGGTACTACTACGACGGCATGGACGTGCAGTGCATGTGCAGCCACGGGGGATCACTCTATTACGGCACGGAAAACGGCCTTGTAATGGAGATGAACGAAAGCCACGTACTGAACGATGACGCTGCCATCTCCGCTGTGTGGAGGAGCGGCAGCATGAGCTTTGACAGGGACTTCATGCGGAAGTCCTCCGCCGTGCTCTGGGTGGGCGTGAAGCCGGAGGGCAGGAGCAGCGTGACCGTGACCATCCTCACAGACCGGAAACCGGATTACACCGAGAAGATCCTTTCCGGATCGCTGGCGTCCTTCCAGCACGCCAATTTTGCGCACTGGTCTTTCCTGACCAACTACCGGCCTCAAATGCACAGGCTGAAGATCAAGGCGAAGAAGTTTGTCTACTACACGCTCATCTTTGAAAACGATTCTCTGGACGAGACTGCGACGATTACCGCCGCGGACATCAGAGTTCGCTACATCGGATACGCGAAATAAGGAGATACGTTATGACCAATCTGAACGACGATCTGGACATTATCCAGGCTTTGGAGGACCTGCCCAACGACACCGGCTCCCCTCCTTTGTCCGCGGCGGAATTCAAGGCAAAATTCGACGAGGCGGGCAATATCATCAAGGCCTTCCTGAACAACACGCACATCCCGGAGACGGAGGCGGCGCTGAGCGGAAAGACGAACAAGCCTTCCGGCAACGGCACCGCCGGGCAGTATCTCATGACGAACGGGGACGGCACCACCCAGTGGGACACACCCACCGGCGCCGGAGACATGGCAAAGAGCATCTATGACACGGACAACGACGGCAAGGTGGACAGTGCCGACAGCGCGGACACGGCGGTCAAGGTGGGACATGCCCTGTCTGTCGGCGGGAAGACATACAACGGCAGCGCGGCTGTGTCTGTCGGCGGCTATGACCTGGTTTATCAAGACAACCCAATCACCACGGAAGCAAACGATACGCCCGCCAACTGGATCGCACTGGGGCCGTGCTATACGTATCTGAACAGCAGCGCGACCCAGACCAAGCCAAGTTCCACAGGGCATCTAATCAACCTGCCTACAAACGGCGGTACTGTCCTGAATCAGCTGTGGCTCGGCAACACCAACGGCGTCTACTTCCGCATCGCTTCCGGCGGCAGCTGGGTAGTGAGTTGGACAAGGCTCGCAAGAATAGCGGATGTCCCCACCAAGACCAGCGAGCTCACCAACGATTCCGGCTTCATCACGTCCTCGGGGAACGCGGCGACGGCCACCACGGCGACAAAAGTCGGTCATACCCTCACCTTCACCGGCTATCAGAGCGCGACCTTCAACGGCAGCGCGGACAAATCCGTTGCGATCCCCAAGGCATCCTCCAGCACGCCGGTCATGAACGGCACCGCGTCCGCAGGGAGCGAAACCACCACCTGGGCCCGGGGCGACCATGTCCACCCCACCGATACCAGCCGGGCGCCTTTGGCAAGCCCCACTTTTACCGGAACTCCGAAAGCGCCACGGGCCGCGACGGGTACAAATACAACGCAGATCGCCTCCACCTCGTTTGTGCAGCAGGAGTTGAACAACCTGAACGTCCCCACCAAGACCAGCCAGCTCACCAATGATGCCGGCTTCATCACGTCCTCCGGGAACGCGGCGACGGCCACCACGGCAACGAAAGTCGGTCATACCCTCACCTTTACCGGCTATCAGAGCAAGACGTTCAACGGCAGCGCCGCGGTATCGGTCGCCATCCCGTCTGCGCTGACCGATCTGAGCGGGTCACTAACCGGCGACAAGATCACCAGCCCGGCCATCGGGACGCTGGGTGCCCGGAAGATATACTGCAAAACCACGTCCGGCGCTCCGTCCGGCAGTACGGGAAGCGTGGGCGATATCTGCATCGTGTATTGAGGTGAGCCATGGCAGACTGGCCAGTTACAGGTTCTGATTACAAGACCACCGGGACGAATGTCAGCGCGGCGGCTTATCAGGCGTACAGCAGCCGCGGCATGTTCTCCGGCGGGACGCCGCATATCGGCTGGAGCACCTTCCAGCTGGCAACCGGCGTTGAATGTCTCCGGATCGCGGTCACTCCCGCCGTGCGGACGAAAAGCGTATCGCTGAGCTTCAGCCAGACGGACAACATAAACGGGCAAAAGAGCTCCAACGTGATCTATTACGCCAGGGCCAGCGCTTCCGCTTCCGCCTGGCCCACAACATCCGACATCGCCGATACGAGCTTCACACTTGCGTCCGACGGTACAAAGAGCATCACCGTGCCGCTGGGCAGTGTGACGGACAGCACGTTCTATGTGTACATCTGGGGGCACAAGGTGTCCGGCACGGAGTACGCAAACGGCTTTGTCAACGTGACCGGCGTCAGCAATCTGGCCGTTACGAGAGCGGTTCCGGAGATGTATGTGAAAACAGGCGCAAGCACATGGAGCGAGGCAAAGGAACTGTATGTAAAAACCGGCAGCGGCACATGGAGCGAGGCAAAAGAACTGTATGTGAAGTCCGGGTCATCGGCCTGGAGCGAAGCATAAAGGAGAAAATGAGATATGGCACAGCAGGCAATAACGAACCCGAAAACCAACCCGGAGTGGATCGTGGGGCAGGACAGCAACGCCGGGGCATGGTATTCCCCGCAGCTTCCCGACATCAGGGCGCAGCAGAATGCGGCGATACAGAATAATCTCAATCCGCCGATGCAGGGTGCGCAAAGCAGCGGCACGGACTACTCCGTGGACGCCATCGAGGCGCGGCAGCGGAACGGGCAGAACAGCTATACGCCCGTCCGGGAGACGGCTGCGCCCGCCGCGGCCAGCACGCCTCCCGCGCCTGATAACACCACGCCCGTAAGCACAGCGCCGTCTGCGGCCAGCCCCGCCGGCGGCACGGCAGCGCCAAGCACGGCGGCTCTGGCCAACACGGCCGGACAGGTCGTTACGCCGGAGGGATATACCCTCCAGGGGTATCAGGCGCAGAGCGCTCCCGCCCTGCAGGGGTATCAGGCGCAGAGCGTCCCCACGCTGCAGAGCTACACCGCCCAGGAGCTGCCGGGCTTGCAGGCCTATCAGGCGTTGACCGCACCAACGCTCAGAAGCTACCAGGCGCAGGAGGCTCCTGAGCTGCAGGCCTACCGGGCCCAGGCCGAACGGGTAGGCCAGACCTACGACGCGGCACGGGACGCCCAGCACCTGGCTCTGGAGAACCAGTACAACATGAGCAGGGCGGAAAACCAGCGGGCAGCGGAGCAGATCCCGGAGTACTACCGGCAGCAGGCCCTCGCCGCGGAGCAGCAGGCGGCCAGGAACCGCCTTGCTTTCAACGAGAGCGCGGCCGCCTCCGGTCTGAACACCGGGGCAGGCTCCCAGGCGCAGTTGGCCCAGAACGCGGCGCTGCAGGGGAATCTTACCGCCATCGGTACGGCCAGAGCGAACGCGGAGGCGGAGGCCCAGTTCCAGCTCATGCAGATGGAGCGGCAGTATCAGAACGCCGTGAGCGAAGCACTGGCCAACAATGAGTATGAGCGGGCCGCCGCGCTGATGCAGGAGTATCAGAGAGAGGCGGAAAGCACCGTGAACGCCGCCAACCAGCGGGCGCTTCTCGGATTTCAGGAGCAGCAGACCGCCCAGCAGAGCGCGGTGGACGCCGCCAATCAGCAGGCCCTTCTCCAGTATCAGGAGCAGCAGGCCGCGGCGCAGAGTGCGCAGGAGATCGCCAACCAGCTCGCCCTCCTGGGCTATCAGGACAGACAGACGGCAGCGCAGAGCGCGGTGGAGGCGGCCAACCAGCGGGCACTTCTGGGGTTCCAGGAGCAGCAGACCGCCGCCCGGAGTGCACAGGAGATCGCGAACCAGCGGGCCTTGCTCAACTTCCAGGAGCAGCAGGCGGCGGCGCAGAGCGCCCAGCAGACCGCCAACCAGCAGGCCGCCCTTGACTACCAGATGCGCACCGCCCAGCAGAGCGCCGCGGAGCAGCGGGCCGCCACCCTTGCCCAGTACGGGGACTTCTCCGGTTACGGGGCGCTGGGCTACAGTGAGGCGGAGCAGAACGCCATGAGACAGGCGTGGATCGCCCAGAACCCCGACCTGGCCGTGGCCATGGGCTACCGGCAGCCCAGCTATTCCGGAACTGGCAATCCCACCGGGGCCGACGCCGCCTATAACGCACTGGACAGCGCCACACAGTACACCATCAACCGGGCCATTCAGGAGGCGCAGAACGGCAATACCAACTATCTCCAGGACATCATAGCCAACGGGCGGAACAACGACCTGATGATCCGGGCACAGACAGCGCTGAACTATCTCAACACCTACGCATCCTAAGGGGGGCACCTCATGGCAATCGACTGGACGAAGGCCGCACAGATCACGCAGAGCGCAAAACAGTATAACGGCACCACGCTCCCCGCAACTCCGGGGAGCGCGTCGGGTATCAACTGGGAGGCCGCCGCTAAGATCACCGGGCAGACATGGAAGCCCACCGGGAAATCTTCCGCCGGGACGGCCAGCCTCAATGAGCTGGTCGGCTTCACGAGGAGCGCTCCGAGTACGAGCACCACGGGCAGGATCACAGCAACCCCTCCAGAGGGTGCAACAGCCAGAACGGCAGGCGCGACAAAGAAGGAAGAGGAGAAGACCGGCGATCTCGGATATATCGCCAAGAGCTTCGGCCTCAACCTTGTGGGCGGTGCCGTTGCCGATCCGGCAAAGGCCGTCACGGCGGCTGCGGCGGAAGAAGTCAATCGGGATCACAGCACCGCGGCCATGGCTAACCGCGCGCTGGGTGGCGAAAAGGCCGTGAATGACGCGGCCATTTATGCCGATCTCGGTACCCGCCTCAAGAAGGAATGGGACGAGCGCGGCGAAGACGGGGCGCTGAAGACTGCAAAGGACATCCTGTTCGACGTCTATGATGCAGGCGTGCGCCGACTGAAAAACCAGATCACCAATTCTGCCGTTGGAGTCGGCGCCGGCGCGCTGGCAAAGGCCGCCACGGACATTGCCTCCCGCGTCAGCGGAAAGGACGAGGACACCGTCAAGGAGGAGGCTACGGAGAAGCTCTATTCTCTGACTGACCCATACGACGAAGCAATGGGGAAACTTGCTCAGGAGGGCGAGGGGCGCAGCAATGCTGTCCAACTTATCGCAGACGCAGCCGGTCAGGTCGGACATATGCTTCCCAACTTTGCGGTGTCTGCTATTGCCGGCGGTGCCGGTCTTGATCGCGCCGTGGCCTCTGAGCTTGGTCTTGCCTCCATGGGTTCCGGTGCTGCAGGAAACGCCGCCAAGGAAGCCTACGAAAACGGGGCCAGTGCAGGGCAGGCGGCGACCATCGGGCTGGAAAAAGGCATCATCGAATACGGCACTGAGAAGATGTTCTCCGGCTTTGCCCTCATGGGCGACGGTATCGTATCTACCATGGCAAAGACCGGGCTTGGCAAGGCAGCCGCGACAAGTACCGTCGCTGCCGCTCTCAAGGACACGCTGGGCCGGTTTGCGGCTTCGAAAATCGGAAGGCTGCTCTTCCAGGGCGGCGAGCTGCTGGGCGAGAACGTGGAAGAGGCGGTAAGCGACTGGGCGTCTTCCAATGTGGACGCCGTCAATGGGCTGGGAGAAGGAAGCACCCTCGCGGAATCTTTTGCCGGGCAGATGCCATGGACGAGGCAGGGCCTTGTTACCATGCTCACCAGCATCATTCTGAGCGGCACGAACTACCTTGCCAAAAACAATGTGACCAAGGCGGACACAGACGCGGCCGTGGACAACGCCGTGGGACGCGCTGCCGCGCAGCAGGCCGCCACCCAGCAAACTACCCCCGCCGCACCGCAGAACGCTGCAGAGAGCGGTTCAACGGGCAGCGTGACCGATCTTTTCTTCCCCAGCACACAACAGAATATTGACAATGCCAGCGGAACCCAGTACAATAACAGTATCGGAGGTGAGGGTCTTGGACGTGAAGGAACAGGAGGCCAAGCTCAAACTGGAGAAAACGTATCCAGGCAGCGAGAATATGATCAAAGCGCTACTGGAGAGCGGGTATACGTACCAGCGGATTCTTCAGGAATTCGAGGAGTACGGGCTCTAAGCGACACCCAGCGCCAAACGCTGACTGACCGCGGCATTGTCTACTTCGATACGCAGGACGTATCGGGGAACAATGCCGCGTTTTCTGTTGCCCTGGAGGAGGGGAAAGCCAGCCAGAAGTACGGCCCCTTTGTGGACAGCAAGAGTCCGGAGCAGCTGGAGGGCACGAGAGCCTTCCTGGCAGAGAACGGCGCGGGCGGATTCGCCGTGCGCAACGACGGGGACGTGGAGGCCGTATTCACCCGGAAAGGCGTGGCACCTCCCAACAGCGCTGCAGGCCTTGTAATCGGTTCTGTTGCCCAAGGCGGCACGAAGCTGGACTGTTATGGCATTGTGCTGGTCAACAACTATGCCAAGGGAGGTTTTGTCCCCGTGGCACAGGTGGACTGGAACCAGGATTATGCCCCAGACGGCTGGACGCCGGAGCTTGGCACCCCGCAGGTGTACGTGATGATGCACAACGGGGACAGTGCCGACACCGTGGCGCAGAACTTCGGTCAGTATAAGGCATGGACGCAGGCGGAGCTGGACGCCCTGCCCCGCTTCACCGGGGTAAACGGTTATGACAACGCCCTCGCCTACCGGGATATGCTCCTGCGTCAGCAGCAGGAACAGCAGCAGAACATGCCGCCGAACGGTGGCGAGGGCGCGGCTGTGCGGCAGAGCGCGCAGGAGGCCTATCAGCGGGCAACGCCTGTACAGCAGAGACTTGACAGGCAGATGGCGCAGATCGCCGCGGCGTTGGGCATCCAATATACGCCGGGGCAACAGAAGGCCATCGAGAGTATCGAGAGCCGCATCCGGCGCAACGAGGCGAGAGGACGCGGCAGAGACGTCTATTCCCTGAAAGACCTTGCCCGGACGCATCTGGAGATGAACAGCTGGGATGACATCCCTCGCGTTCTGGCCGAGCTGGACAAAATGAATATCCCCTATACCGCCAAGGCAAAAAGCACGCCTCAGGGGTATAAGGGACTACACGTCACATGGAATGACGGTGGGATCGGTATTGAATTGCAACTCTCCACGCCGGAGGCCTGGAAAGTCAAGATGCAGACTGAGGAAATCTTCGTCAAGTGGCGCGACATAGAAGCGACCGGACAGATACCCGCAGAAATGGTCGCGGAATACAACGCCGACATACAGCGGTCGATGGACCTATGGGATCAGCTTGCTTTGCCTGACTTCTCCGCCTTTGAAACCAAAGCCTCTTCTTCGGAAGAAAGCGGCCTTGAATCTTCATCCCAAAAGTCCCCGAGGCAAACGGGTTTGACCGGAGTTGACCAAGCACCATTGACAAATTCCAGTATTCTCCCGTCTCCGGGGAATCTGAGTATGCGGCCTTCGGGGTTGACAAATGTCGCTACCACGTCAAACACTCCTTCCAATCAAGGTAATGTAAATATACCACAAAACAGTGGAAACGTCAATAACGGGCTGTCTCCTGTAGTTGATTTGTTTGTCCCGCAGCAGCAGGAACAGCAGCAGAACAACCCCACGGACAGCGGCACACCGCCCACTGTTGGGCGCACGGCACCCACGCAGTCGGCCTTTGCCGAGCAGGCGCTGGAGGGAACGCCTCTGGAAGGACGCACCACCCACGAAGTCCACTCCGACGCACAGGTGAACGCGGAAGCTGACGCAAGGATGCAAAACAAGGCGGGAGAAACGGAACGCCTGTTCGGGGACGATCACCAGACGTGGGGCGACACTGATACCGAAGTGGCAAAGCGGCTAATATCCGAGGCTATCACAAAGGCAAAAGAAACCGGAGACTGGAGCGAGGTCGCAAGGCTCCGTAGGGTCTATGACGCGGAGGGTACCAAAGCCGGTCAGGAGATGCGGCAGAGGCGAACCTTCAAGAACACCCCGGAAGACATCGTATCCGCGGCGGCAGATATCCTCTATGGCAAAACCAAAGCCGGCCTTGACAACGCGAGGAGCATGACTGACGCGGAAAAGGCAGAGGTTATGAAGAACGTGGAAACGTTCGCCAAGGACGCCGCCAATATCGCGGAGGGCAACACCGCCGCCGTCATTGAGCAGATCAAGCGGCTGAACGAAGCGCGGCACACCACGGGAGTATTCAGAACCAACACGTCCCGCACGGTGAGCACTATGCTGGAGAAGGTCGCCCGGATGGAGGGCGGAGACGCGTTCCTGCGGAATCTTCTCAGCGCACAGATCCAAGGCTACGCCAACGACTACAAAGCGCCGAGCAGGGTCAACCAGGTGAAGACCTTCCGTGTCATGAATCTGCTGAGCAAGCTCTCCACTGTGGCGCGGAACCTTGTTTCCAATACCGTATTCGACCCGGTGGAAACGCTGAGCAATAACATCTCCATCCCGCTTGACGCCCTGCTTTCCAAGATCACCGGCACGCGGAGCGTGGCCTTTGACAGAAGCTGGGCATCCAAGGCCAAACGACAGGGCAGCGTAGAAGGCTTCATCAAGTCCTATCTCCAGGTGGCTATGGACGCGGAGTTCGACGGCGAGACCGGGAAGTATGAGGACTCCGGCGCCAGAGCGTTCAAGATGGGCGGCGGCGCGAACCTGTTGGAGCGCATGCTGTCCCAGTGGCAGATGTACGAGAACGTCCTTTTGAAATCCACCGACGAATTTGCCAAGGGCGGCGCGAGAGCGGAAGCGCAGAGGGGCACCGACCTCCTCGTGGAAAGGGGCCTGGCCTCGCAGGAAGGGCTTTCGGATACTGCGGAGAATATCGCCAAAGAGCGCACCCTACAAGAGAATAGCTGGATTGCAAAGTCGTTTAAGACGCTTAGGGATGCGGGCAACTATTTAGGGATGAAAGACTCTCGTGGCGGATCGCTGGGCGCTGGCGACCTGCTTGTCACTTTCGCACAAGTCCCGGCCAACGTGGGGCTGATGAATGTCCGGATGAATCCGTTTGCAGGCGGCGCCATCGCTGTGAAGAATCTGGTGCAGACGCTGAAGGCCGCCCACAACGGGACGCTGACGGCCGAGCAGCAGAGGCAGGCCGTGATGAGCGGTGGCCGCGCGCTGACCGGCACGGCACTGGCAACCATCGGCGCTGTGCTCTCTGCAAAGGGCATCATCAGAGTAGCAGGAAGCGACGACAAGGATAAAGCTGCAATAGAGAAAGCGGAACGCCAGAACGGGATGCAGATCAACCTCTCCGCCGCGGAGCGTGTGTTGAACGGCGGGAGCGGCGAGTGGCAGGACGGCGACACGCTGATGAGCATCGGTTTCCTTGAGCAGATCGCCGGGCCGCTCATGCTGGGCAACGTCCTGTATGATGCGTATAAGGACGACGGCAGTCTAAGTGTTGACGAAATCGGCAAGGCAAGCCTCTCTTCCCTCGCGGAAAGCATGATGGAACTGCCCGCCATCTCCCAGATCAGCGGGCTTGTGCAGGACTACCAGTACAGCAGCGCGGACACCGCCGGCGGAAAACTGGCAGATGCGGCAGTCGGCTTTGCCGGGAACACGGCGGCGTCCTTCCTCGTGCCGAACGCCCTCCGGGGCATCGCACAGGGCATGGACAACACGGTGCGGAACACCTACTCCTCCGGGACAACGCTGGGGGATGCATGGGACTACATCCGGGCTGGCATCCCTGGGCTGAGAGAACAGCTCCCCTCCTCCGTGGACAGCTGGGGACAGGAGCGGAACTACACGGACAGCGACGTGCTGAACGCCCTGAACGCCAACATCCTGCCCGGCGCCATCACGCAGTACAACACCAACGAAGTCAACCAAGAACTCGCCCGGCTGTATGAGGCGGGATATGACAAGGTCTATCCGGACAGGCCGTCCTCCAGCACCAGGGTGAACGACAAGCAGCTGGGGGCTGAGGCGCAGAGACAGTACAACGTGGACAAGGGCAGCACGGCCTACGACCTGCTCGCGGAGATGTTCGGGACGAGCACCTATCAGAACATGATGGACGAGGACAAGAAGAAGGCCATCGACGCCATCTATTCCTACGCCAAAGCCGTGGCCAACGACAAGGCCGGGAGCAACAAGGACGCGGAGAAGTGGATCGTGAACGCCTGGAACGCCAACAGGCGCGGCGGTGACGCGGTGGGCTACATGGCCATGAAGGCGCTGTACGGTGCGGACATGGCCGGGGCCTATCTGAACCTGACGGACGCCGGAGTGGACGGACGCGCCGCCTCGCAGATCATGGCGCTCATTGACAGACGCGGCGGTGGGAATCAGGATGTCCTCTATAAGGTCATCCGGGAACTCGGCCTGAACGACGCCGGGGCGGCCGCTCTCTGGGGTGCGTATGCCAAGCAAAAGAACTGGACGACTTCATGGGAAGACTACGTGAAGAAACAGGAGAAATGAGCATGTACAGGAACGTCTTTTACTTTTCGCATCTCAACGACATCGGCGGCGTCGAGACCATGCTCTGGCATCTGGCGAGGAAATACGGGGAGGATCACGACATCGCCGTGGTATACCGGAGCGGGGCCAGAGAACAGGTGGAGCGGCTGAAAAAGCTGCTGCGGGTGCATCAGCTGAAGGGCGGGGAGCGCATCTCCTGCGAAAAGCTGTTTATCAATTACAGCACAGACATCCTGAACCACGCGGACGCGGAGGAGGTCTTTCTTATCGTACACGCGGATTACAGGGCGCTGGGAGTGAAGCCGCCCACCCACCCGAAGATCAACCATTATATAGGAGTGTCGGAGCATGTGTGCAGGGTGTTTACGGAGCTCACCGGGAAAGAGTGCGAGCTGTGCTACAATCCTTTTATCCAGACAAAGCCCCGGAAGGCGCTGCATCTCATCACCGCCTCCCGGCTGACATGGGAGAAGGGGAAAAAGCGCATGGAGGCTTTCGGCCGGGCGCTGGACGCGGCGGGCATCCCCTACGTCTGGACGGTGTACACCAACGACACGGACGCCATCGACAACCCGAACATCCTCTACCGCAGGCCAAGGCTGGACATCCTCCCCTATATCGCCGCTTCCGATTATCTGGTGCAGCTCTCGGACACGGAGGGGTTCTCCTACACCATTCAGGAAGCTCTGAGCGTGGGGACGCCGGTGATCGTGACGCCGTTGCCGATGTGCGGGGAGATGGGCATAGTGGACGGACAGACGGGCTTCATCCTCCCCTTTGACATGAGTGAGATCCCGGTGGAGGCCATCTGTAAAGGATTGAAGAAGTTCCGGTACACGCCCCGGAAGGATCGCTGGGGGGAGCTGCTGGCGGCAGGTGTGGACGTGGAGAAGAAGAACGACGGCGTGGAAGTCAGGGTGAAGACGCCCTATCACGACATGCAGCGGGGTCGGGACATGGCCTCCGGAGAGGTCGTACAGGAGACAGCAGAACGGGCGGCGCACATCGTGGGGATGGGGTTTGCGGAATACGTTGACGATGAATACTCCCAATGATATAATCCGACAAAACGGGTGAAAAAGGAAGAGGGTGGGGAACATTCCCCGCCCTCTTTTGCTATCCGTATCTCTCCTCCCACGGGATGAACATGTCCCCGGCTATTTTCCTGAGCCGCCTGTCCAACACTTCCTTTGAGTACTCCTGGTCCCTTGTGTCCCCATTGAACACGACGGCATATTCATCGTGGAGCGCTGTCATCTCATCATAGAATCGGTTGATCTGGCTCCGGGAGAATTTGAAGGAATCGTGCAGGACGATACAGGCAAAGTCCGCCATGAGCTGACGCATGAAGCGGTGGCCGTCCCGGATGCCCTTGAGATAGGCCGCGTTTTCACGTTTCACAAGTCCCGATTGCTTCATGTCTCCACCTCTCAAAGATCTTTATCAGCGGCGTCACGTCCCGCGTCCCGGCAAAGCCCTGCATGATGGTGAGCATGTTCGGGTCTTCCCGGCACCACAGATACTGCTCGTACAGCTCCCGGAGCGTGATGCAGTCATAGCCCAGACGCGGCTTGCGGTTCGACTGGATACGCGGCGGGTAATGATGCACGACCTCGTACCCCAGATATGACTTTCGCCGCCATATTGAGCTGCGTACCGTTTGCAGCTTCTTCCCGGTCATGGCCGCAAACTGCTCCGTGGTGTACTCTGTCCCGTCCGGGGCGCGGAGAAACGCGGTCGGGCGGCTGCCTCCCATCAGTCCTTCCCCCTTATGAGCGTGAGGATGAGGACTATGTAGACAATCGCGCCAAGGATTAACCAGATCGTCATGTGTCGCCTCCGTCCATCTTCGCCCCGCAGTTGGGACAGTATTTATAGCGGCTAATATCTACCGGAACTATGGCTCCACAAACTGAACAATGCGGCACGAATATTGAAACCGGGCCAACAGGTTCTTTACCACTCATCCACCGCCCATGTCTTACGGGCTGAACATCAGCGGCGGGAATGATTGCCAACACATCAATACAATGCCTATGTGCCATCGTGTAGATTTCTTTTGTAAGTTCACTTATTGGCATATCGTTTAGCACCGCTACCATTGCTCTTTCTATTTCGCGTATAGCTGTATCACGTTCGATGTACTCAGGCATTGTTTTCCTCCTCACATAACGCCTTTTCTATCCGCTCAACTTGAATATCAAGTTCACCAGACATAAAACTCGGTGGCAGAGCATCAACCGCCATCCTTAATCGGCGTAGTGCAGAAACGATTTCTTTGTATGAATCCTCGTCCAGCATAATCATTCGCTTCATCATGTTTCCTCCTTCGGCGGCTCAATGTGATTATTGTAAAAGTCCAAAGCCCAAACTTTCCCTTCTGCGTCTGCGTCCAGAATCATTGCAATAAAGTTTGCATTTTCCTCTTTTTTGCAGTTGACAATCGTTTCTTCTGCGTCTGCATCAATCAGCTTGATTTCGCCGAGATAGAAGCCGTGTTTCTGGCGATCCATGATGCCGCGCACATAATCGCAAGCAGTCACAACATCTTTTGCATCAGCATCCTCGATGTTGTCGCAGAAATCATAGGCGCTCATTTCACCAACGAATCTGCTGTATACGGCGGTTGTGTCTCCGCTCACAGTCCCTTTGAGAGTTTCCTTTACGCTCTCACCGACCAAATACTTGTTGCCGACTTTAATTTTATATTTCATTTTCATTCTCCTTTATCGTTTTTTATGGTTTTAGGGGAGAGGGAGCGTAAGTATTGCAGTGCTTACGCTCCCCGCCTGTTACGGCAATAACAGGCACATCAACTTATCTTTACCTTGGCGAACGTCAAGGGAAAGGTCTATTCCTTTGGCGGCTCTGGGAGCGGCATCCAAGCGATAATCCCGTCCATGTCTCCGTTTTCCTCAAATGAACAGCCATAGTCCGGGTCGTTTGAGAACGTGTCTTTTGAGACACCGCCGTATTTGCTATACACAAAGACCTCCTGCCCGTCGTCCGGGAGTTGAGAAACGCATATAACGGCTTCATCGTATTCGATGTCATACCCCAGCTTCTCGCTCCATTCTTTACGCTCCTCCTCGTCCATCGGGCGCGTTTTGATAGGAATCCAGGGTTGCTTGCTTGCCAATTCTCCCGTCAGCTCAACAAGGTCTATTTCCTGCTTTTTGCAGACGGCTTGTAGCTTCTCTATGGCATCTGCGGCTTCATCAAAAACTCCGGCTTTGTAACTGCGCAGACGCTTGACCAGATCTGTATAGTCCATTAGCTCACCCTTCCCGTAGTATTCCGTCAACTGTGCGAAGATCAGAGCATACCGGTTGGAGGCGTCCGCCGTGGGCAAGGGCTTGTCCAGACCGTTGGCCCTGACGCCTTCCGTCCGCTCTGTGTGATACTGGATCAGGTTGGCAGCGCCCAGATTCATCTTCCCCCGGCTTACCACCGTCGGCACCGGCTCCCGGATATTGTGCACCCGCGGGGCCCGTCCAACCCGCTCACCATAGCCCACGGGAACCAGAAATGGGTCTCCGCTCTTGATGGTGTACTTGTCCACGCCGCAGATGGATCGGCGCAGGGTGTTCTCCGCCAGCGGACGCACCACGTTGACGCCGTATTTCTCCCGGATTTCCTGCTTTGTGGCGAAGATGGAGTACATGGGGAGGCTCCAGTCGATGATCTCCGCTGCGCTGCGCCATGGCAGCAGCTCCCCTCTCCTGACTTCCTCGCTGTCCCGCGGCGCATGGGTCCGCTCTGGCCAGCGGATGGGCTGACCGTCGCAGCGAGCCACCAAAACAAGGCGCTTCCGGGTGGTAGGCGCGCCGTAGTCCGCCGCAACCAGCTCCCGGTATTCCACCTCGTACCCCAGCGCTTCCAGCTGGGACAGCCACTGCCGGAATGTCTGACCGCTCTTGCTGCGGATGGGCTTGCCCTTTCGCACCGGGCCCCAGGTCTGGAACTCCTCCACATTCTCCAGGATGATCACCCGCGGGCGGACGGTCCCGGCCCAGCGGAGGACGATCCAGGCGAGGCCCCGGATGTTCCGATCTACAAGAGCGCTGCCCTTTGCCTTGGAGAAGTGCTTACAGTCCGGGGAAAACCAGGCCAGCCCCACCGGACGGCCCCTGCAGACATCCTCTGGATTCACGTCCCAGACGGATGCCTGTATGTGCTCCGTGTGTGGGTGGTTGGTTTTGTGCATCAAGATGGCCGCGGCGTCGTGGTTGATGGCTATGGAAACGATCATCCCCGTGGCCAACTCGATCCCCGTGGACGCCCCGCCGCCTCCGGCGAAGTTGTCCACGATGATCTCGTCCAACAAAGAGGCTTGTCCTTTCATTCCCTTCTTCCCGTTCTCACACCCGCTGGGGATCCAAGTTCCCACACATAGCACCAGCTTCGCGGCGCTCGTCTGATCACCAGCGCAGTGTTCCCGCAGGCGTTCTCTCTCGCCCGGTACATAGCGCAGCTCTCGCAGTACAGCTCATTTCCGCAAGGCCGCTGGAAATCGGTGATACTTTTCGGCTTGTCATAGATCCTCAGGCCAGTGATATGCCACCCCCATAGATCCTTTCCCTGAGAGTAGTCAATGGCCTGCTCCGCCGTCATGCAAGCCGCCTCCAGTGTTTTTTGATAATAACGGGGATGATGTGCAAACACTTCCGGATGATCAAGCACGTAATAGATCCCGTCGCACACAAACTCCCCGATTACTGCACCGCACCCGGAGCCACAGATAACGAGGTTGAAATGCTCATTTCCAACTCTTTCTGTGCCTCGTGTCTCGTATATATAGACCTTGTGCGGCGCTGTGAGCTTTGGATAACTTTTCCGGACTTCTATGGTTTTTTTACCTTCTGCGATCAGCCGGCACCACTCCGGCCGGATGCTGATCAAAACGGCATTATTCATTTTTCCATGCCTCTTTTTTTGTCTATATAGGCGACTATTTGTTTTTCTGCCTCGGAGAGATGCCATTTTTCTGCCGCCGCCCTCTCTGCCGCTGCCCTCTCTGCCGCCGCCCTCTCTGCTGCTGCCCTCTCTGCCGCTGCCCTCTCTGCCGCTGCTTTGGTCCCCAAGATAAAACCACTTCCGAAAATAGAAACCCCTTTTGCTTTTTGCTCATCCATAGCGGAAATCAGCAAAGCATCACAGCCGTCGAGACTGTATTCCACTCCGTATTTACACCAACGTTGGACAATCCCTGCGGTTATGATATTGTCCGGATAAATATATTTTGGCAGGGGCTTTGTTTTCTTTCTTTTGTTTTCATCATCTGCGGCTTTTACGGCAGCATATAATCCCGGAGCAGTCCGCACCAGAACACGCCCCTCTTCTAAATTCGTTGCAAATGACGTAGATACTACCGCTCCGTTCTCATACGTAATCCCGACGCCGCAAGGAATAAATGTTGTTTTGTCATCTGCCCCTGAAAATAATGTAAGTGCCGGTGCAAAAAGAAAAAAAGATATCCCGCTGCTGTTGTAAAACTTCCTAATCTTTGAAAAGATCGAAAACGGTGGGTTGTCCACAACAATATCCGTCGGCTTGTACGGGTAGTTCTCAAAATCTCCCCCAGGATAAAAAGGACGCACAAAACAAGCCTTGTTTACACTGTATTCAACGGCCACCCAATTGGCCACAGCCTCATATATGTTGTCCGGTGTATAGCAGTCGTCGGTGGTTTTTTTGGCCTTGAATTTCTCTGTGAAGGCCTTGTATTCTTTGTCTTCCCACCCCGGTATAGTCAAATTGTTTTCCATGATTGCTTCAGTTGTAGTCCTTTTAGCCCGCCCGCCAGTAATGCGTCCGGCTCGTCTCCTCGAAGCTCGTCCGCAGCACGATCTCCGTACTTGTCCAGCTCAGAAACAGGTAGTCTGGGCTGATAGCTCTATATCCTCCTGCCTCCCATCCGCTTATGACCTCATCGGCCACGTCGTAAAGGCTGGAGATAATCGGATTCTCCGCGCTGTACCCCATCCACTGGCTTTCCTGTTTACAGACCTCTTGGACGGTATCTGGATAAAGCGAGGATTCCACGCGGTTGATGATGCACCATACAACAGCTTTTTGCGCGTCCTCGCTGTGATGGAGCGCCGTCCCGTACAGGACGCGGGCCACGGCTTCACAGTCTGCCCGGTGCGCGTCTGCCGCCTCCTGTGCCTTGGCCTGTTCTGCGGCGACCATGCTTGCCCGGATTGCCTCCTGCTTCTCAAGGTCAAGCCGCATCTGCTCTGCCGCCGCCATCTCCTGCGCTTCCCTGATCCGCTCGTTGTCCAGCTTCACCCGCGCCATGACGACCACGAGCAGGGCCACCAGAAGGAACAGCAGGATAATGGGCTGCGCTAATCTGGCATTGTGCTTTATACGATGCCAGACGGATTTGATATAACCAGCGGCCTTCTCAAACAGGGCCGATCTGTCATGCCATGCTACGGTAAAAACCGCCAGTGTCTTAATCATCGGACACCTCCACGACCTCGCCGCCTTTCAGCGTGTACCAGACGTCGGGCTTGTACTTCTCGCCGTCAATGACGAACGCGGCCACGTTGAGAATAGGGTATGTTTTCCCATTCCAGCCCCCACGCTCTACAATAAACATGGCGTTTCCCTTTGCTCCCATTACTTTGCCCCGATAGCCGCAAGCCATAGCTGCCCCGTCCTCGCCGGTAGCAGATGCCGCGCCCTGATCGCCGGTAGCAGATGCCGCGCCCTGATCGCCGGTAGCAGATGCCGCGCCCCGATAGCCGGTAGCAGATGCCGCGCCCCGATAGCCGGTAGCAGATGCCGCGCCCAG